GTCTTCGTACTCATGCGAATCTCCCAACTACGGGTGCGGAATCCCGCCGCACATTGCGGCGGGGAATCGCGTCCGGCGCGGTCTCCCGCGGCGGCGCGTGGGTCGGGTCAGCACCCCGCGACGCGCTCCATCTCGTTGAGAACGTCGTGGACCATCGAGTTGGTGGCGGCGGCGCGGCCGCGGCGGTCGGTCCCGTAGACGACCTTGGCGACCTCGACCGCCTTGGCGTAGCGGGCGTCGCGGTCCTCGTCGCGGGCGATGTGGGCGATGCAGATGTCCTGCCTGCCCGCGTGGCGCGTGTTCTGCTCGATCGTCACTTCCGCGCCCCGCTCGGTGCGGCTGATCGTGACGTCCTTTTCGTGGCCTTCGATCATGATCGTCTTGATGTTCATGGGCGTGTTCCTTCGTTGGGGGGCGTGGGTACGGGGTGGTTACTCGGCGAGGAAGCGCTCGACGTCCTCGCGGTCCATGCCGCTGAGGAAGGCGACGGTGTCCATCAGGTCGCTGCGGACCTTCCCGAGGTTGCCGGTGATGCCCCAGTTGGTCGGGTCGGCCTTGGCCCGCTCGTCGTGCTTGTCCAGTTCCATCTGCAGCACGTCGAGAAGGCGGGCGATGTCGTTCCGCCGCGCCGAGTACATCTCGGCGGCGGTGGGTTGCGCGGGGGCGGGCTTGGCGGTCTTGTTCGTGCGGTTCTTCATACTGGTACCTCTCGTCGTGTGGGGGGCTTGCGGTGCGTAGTGACTCCGGTAAACAACGAAGCCCGCATTTCGCGGGCTTCAGGCGGTCGGGCGGGTTGTGCGGTTGGACGGGGGCGTCTTGGGTCGGCCCACCGCGTCGAGGTAGTCCACCAGGTCGCTGGCGAACCAGGTATCGCCGTCGACGGCGTCGTGCTCGTCGGGACCGCGGCGGCCGTCGGGGTCGATCTCGAACAGGCGGAAGCCGCCGGCGCTCGCGGCGTCGACCGACCAGGTCCGGCCGTCGGGCGTGCGGACCTCGATGCTGGCAACCGCGAACCCGCGGCGTCCCAAAGCGGTGGCGACCTCGATCGTGTTCTTCGTTGTCGCGTTCATCTTCGTGGTCTCCGTCGCGGGGTTCCGCCCCGCGTTGTGACACATGAAGCCATGACATCCGCGAACAGGCAAGGCGAATCCGAGCGGCTTCGCCGTCATTCCGCGGCATGTGGGCAACTCGGCGGGACCTGTGGGCAAGTTCGAGCGGGAGGTCCGCGATGACTCCCGAACACGCGCCTAGTCCCGCTCCCCACGCCGCCAATGCCGCCGGGCAGGGGATGTCCCGGCTGAACCCCGCGGCGCTCCCCGTCGCGGACGCGGCCCGGGTGCTCACGCGCTTGGGCGGCAAGCCCGTGAGCGACGCCATGCTCCGCGCCGACATCGCCGCGGGCGCGCCGGTGAACAGCGACGGAACACTCAACCTCGTGCACTACGCCGCGTGGCTCGTGAAGGAGATGACCTCGGGGGGTGGCGGTGGCGATTGACCCGCGCAAACTCAAGCCCGGCGAACTCGCGCGGCTGCTCAACAGCACGCCGCTGGGCGAGGTCGTCAGCGAGCGTCAGCTCCACAGGCACCGCACGCGCGCCGGGTTCCGCGTCGCGGCGGACGGGGATGGTGGCAAGGTTGACTTGTTCCGGTACGTCGCCTGGCTGGTAACGACGCGGCACGAGGCCCTCGCCGAAGCAGCCCGCCAGCCCGAGGGGCTCACCGGCTACGAGGCGATGAAGGAACGGGCGCGGCAGCGCAACGCCATGCTCTCGCTCTCGGGGCGCGACATCGGCGACCTCCCGCCGGTGGCCGACCCTGGGCGACGCGAGCGAGCGGCCGGAGACTTCAGGTACTTCTGCGAAACGTACTTCCTGCAGACGTTCCACCTCAAATGGTCGGGCGACCACCTGAAGGTCATCGCCAAGATCGAGCAGGCAGTGCTGGAGGGCGGGCTGTTTGGGATGGCCATGCCGCGCGGCAGCGGCAAGACGTCCCTCTGCGAGGTGGCGTGCCTCTGGGCCATGCTCTATGGCCACCGCGACTTCGTCGCGCTGATCGGCTCCGACGAAGAGCACGCCGCCGGGATGCTCGAGTCCATCAAGGCGGAGCTGGAGAACAGCGAGCTCCTCGCCGGCGACTTCCCGGAAGTCTGCCACCCGATCCGGTCCCTGGAGGGCATCCACCAGCGCGCGTCTGGGCAGCTTTACCAGGGCAAGCAGACGCACATCGGCTGGACCGCGCGGGAGATCGTGCTTCCGACGATCTCCGGTTCGGCGGCCGCCGGCGCCATCATCCGCGTCGCCGGGATCACCGGCCGCATCCGCGGCATGAAGCACAAGCGAGCGGACGGGACGTCCGCCCGCCCCTCGCTGGTTCTCATCGACGATCCGCAGACCGACGAGAGCGCCCGGTCGCCCTCGCAGTGCGCCAACCGCGAACGCATCCTCGCCGGCGCAATCCTGGGCCTGGCCGGACCGGGCAAGAAGATCGCCGGGCTGATGACGCTGACGGTTGTCCGCCCCGACGACCTGGCCGACCGCATCCTCGACCGCGACAAGCACCCGCAGTGGCAGGGCGAGCGGACCAAGATGATGTACGCCTTTCCGGTGCGGGATGCGCTCTGGCAGAAGTACGCCGAGTTGCGCGCCGATGGCCTGCGGAACGACCGCGGCATCAAGACCGCGACGGAGTTCTACCGCCAGCACCGCACCGCGATGGACGAGGGCGCGGTGATCGCGTGGCCCGAGCGGTTCAACCACGACGAGCTGTCGGCGGTCCAGCACGCGATGAACCTCAGGCTCCAGGACGAAGCGGCGTTCTTCGCGGAATATCAGAACGAGCCGTTGCCGGAGATCCAGTCGGCCGACGACCTCCTGAGCGCTGATCAGATCGCCGCCAAGCTTAACGGCCAGGCCCGCGCTGAGGTGCCCATCGGTTGCACGCGGTTGACGATGTTCGTGGACGTGCAGGGCAAGGCCCTGTTCTACCTCGTGGCGGCCTGGGAGGACGATTTCACCGGGTACGTCATCGACTACGGCACCGAGCCGGACCAGAAGGCGCCGGGGGGGTACTTCACGCTCCGGGACATGCGGCGGACCCTGGCGACGGCCGCTCCGCGCGCCGGCGTCGAAGGGGCGATCTACGCCGGGCTCGAGCGACTGGTGGCGTCGCACCTTGCACGCGAGTGGCGGCGCGACGATGGCGCGATGGTGCGGATCGACCGCTGCCTGATCGACGCCAACTGGGGATCGTCCACAGACGTGGTGTACCAGTTCTGCCGCCAGAGCCCGCACGCGGGCCTGCTCATGCCCAGCCACGGCCGGTATGTGGGGGCGTCGAGCCTGCCCTTCAGCGACTACAAGCGGAAGCGCGGCGAACGGGTCGGGCTCAACTGGCGTGTCCCGGTCGTGTCCGGCAAGCGCGCCGTACGGCACGTCGTCTTCGACACGAACTACTGGAAGTCGTTCGCGCACGCACGGCTCGCGGTCCCGATGGGCGACCCCGGGTGCCTCTCCCTCTTTGGGAACAAACCTGAGCCGCACCGGCTCTTGTCAGAGCACCTGACCAGTGAGTACCGCGTCAAGACCGAGGGGCGTGGCCGGACGGTCGACGAGTGGAAACTCCGCGTGGAGGGCCTGGACAACCACTGGCTCGACTGCCTGGTCGGCGCGGCGGTCGCGGCGTCGATGGAGGGCGCCGTGCTCTTCGGCACGGACCATAAGGCCATCGCCCGGCCACGGCTGAAGTTGTCCCAACTCCGTGGAGCGAAGCGATGACCACTACAGGCAGCACCACGACCCGCCCGGCCAGGCCGTCGGATCGCGGACTCACCTGCCCGAGGTGTGGATGCCGTCACTTCGAGGTGCTCTACACACGGCCGGCACCGAAGGGGGCGATCCGGCGCCGTCGGTCGTGCCGTCACTGTGGGCGTCGGGTCACGACGGTCGAGCGACCTGTCGAGTGATCACGTTCTACTGGTAGACCGTTTCGCCCGGATTTCCGCCTGCGGCGCAACAACGTGCTCCGTTCCACAGAGGGGTAGTGGCGTGCCGACGGACTCCTCCAGCGACGACGAAGCTCTGCGCGAGGCTGCTAACCAGCCCGCCAAGGTCTCCGTCGATGGGCAGTCGGTCGAACAGCACCCGCTGAAGGACCAGATCGAGGCCGACCGCTACCTCGCGTCCAAGGACGCCGCGAGGAAGCCCGGCCTCGGGATCAAGTTCGCCAAGATCGTTCCCCCAGGCTCCGTCTGATCTCCCACCGATGCTCAAGACCATCGCCAACCTGCTGAGTCGAAACGGCCGCCCCCCCGCCCCCGCCGAGCGGAGCACGGACGCTCCGCGCGGCGGTCGCGGGCGACGGTTCGTGGTGGCGAAGTTCGACTCGGCGCAGACCACGCCCGACAACCGCAAGCACTGGGCGAACGCCGACGGACTGTCACCCAATGCCGCGATCAATCCGGAAGTGCGGCGCATCCTCCGCAACCGCGCCCGCTACGAGGTTGCCAACAACTCCTACGCCAAGGGCATCGCCCTCACGCTCGCCAATGACACCATCGGCACCGGTCCCCGGCTCCAGATGCTCACGGATGACGCCGAGGCCAACGCCCGCATCGAGGACGCGTTCGAGCAGTGGTCCCGAGCGGTGGACCTTGCCGGCAAGCTCCGCACGATGCGGCTGGCTCGGGCCGAGAGCGGCGAGTCGTTCGTGCTCCTGGTCAACAACCCCGCGATCGCGTCGTGGGGGTCGCCCGTATCGCTGGACCTCAAGCTCATCGAGGCGGACCAGGTCTGCACCCCGCTCCTCCGGCGTGGGCGCGGTGGGGGCGACGAGATCGACGGCATCGTGCTCGACCAGTGGGGCAACCCGTCCGCATACCGGGTGCTGAAGCGGCATCCGGGCGATAGCGGACTTCTCCGCGCCCCTATCGACGACCTCAGCGCGTACGACACGTTCGCCGCGTCGGCCGTCGTGCACTACTTCCGCGCCGATCGACCCGGCCAACTCCGGGGCATCCCAGACATCACGCCGGCGCTCCCGCTGTTCGCGCAGCTGCGCCGGTACACGCTCGCGACCATCGCCGCCGCCGAGACCGCCGCCAACTTCGCCGCCGTCATCTACACCGACGCTCCTCCCAACGGCGAGGCCGATCCGCTGGAGCCGATGGATGAGGTCGAGCTCGAGCAGCGGCTGGCGACCGTGCTCCCCGGCGGCTGGAAGCTCGGGCAGGTCCACGCCGAGCAGCCGACGACGACGTTCGGCGAGTTCAAGCGCGAGATCCTCAACGAGATCGCCCGCTGCCTGAACATGCCGTTCAACGTCGCGGCGGGGAACTCCTCGGGTTACAACTACGCCAGCGGCCGCCTGGACCACCAGGTGTACTTCAAGAGCATCCGTGTCGAGCAGCACCACCTGCAGCTCGCCGTGCTCGACCGCCTGCTCAAGGCGTGGCTGAATGAAGCGGTGCTCGTCGAGGGGCTGCTCCCGCAGTCGCTTCGTGAGCGCGGGGCGGCACTGCCCGAGCACGCCTGGTTCTGGGACGGCGTCGAGCACGTCGAT